AAAACAATACCCACCCTCTTTATAGTGAGGGTTCTATGTAAACCTACGAGTCCCAGAAACTGGCTCAGGCGTTTGCTGTTTGTTCTGGAGTTTTTACTTCCGGAACAACATAAACACCTTGGTCCAGTTGTTCTAGTTCTTTAAGTTTTATAGAATAATCTTTCTCGATTCGATTGAATAAATCGCTGTTCGAAGTATATGTTGATTCAACACTTGCTGAACCATAATATATTTCGTCAGTTTCATTTATTCCTTTGAAACCGAGACTAAATATCTTACCTGTATTTAGTAGTTCGAGAGTTTTGTTTCTCTCCTTACTAAACACATTATCGATATTTAGCATCAATAGATCCTTGGATTTCTGTCTGAAAGTTAAGATGTTATTATCTCAACTTCTAACAGTTTCCTTAAATCTATCGATATGATTAACTATACCTTTGAAAACAGGATAGTTCCTTATTTCATTAATATCTTCTAAGTTTAATTGGTCTTTTTTACCAATTATCTTAGTTGATAAACTGAATAAGTTACTTAGACTGTTTTCGATTGACTTTCCAAGTCCCATTTTAATAACATCATCATATACATGATGAATTAAATTATTATTTGGGATCACATAATAATCATTTGTAATATTATAACAAAGAATTTCTCTAAGAGAATCATTTGTTGAATATCCAAATGAGAAATTAAGTGACTCATGGAAAATCTTGACTTTCATCTTGAATCTAGAATTAGAGAATTTCTTTCCTAATTCTTTGTTCAAGCCTTTGTAAAGTCTAAAAACAACATCGGACAAGTTCAAATAAGAACTGTAGTAATTTTGCTTAACTTTGAAAAAGTCAAACAAGTTTACCATTACTATGAAAGGGTTATTGATATTTTCAATAATTCCATTCATTGGTAATCCGGTTATTTCTTGACCTTTACTTATCCATCTCTTTGCAAATTCATATGTATCGTTAGATACATGTGTTTTATGCTCAGAGATTTCCACACCTAGACAATTTGTTCATTCTATATACCTTTTAGCAACTTTATCGTTTTTTATAACGATATCGTCACCTAGAAGTATATAGTCCGAGAAATTGTCGTAACCTTCTAGTTTAGCACAAAACTGAACTACAAGGTGGTGTGTGATAGTGAAGGCTGCCCAAGAAGAATAAGAACCCATAGGTTGACCAACTGAATATTTCAGTTTGTTACCTTCTGGAGTTTCAAACTCTCTTGATGATAAGATATATTGTCAACTCTTCGCAAGACGGTCACTGAACATTTGTTCGAGTAACCTCCTTTGAAGGTCGATAGGATATCTATCAGTGGCAGATGACAAGTCTAAAGATCAAAATCTATTTCCGTCATCCTTTCATTTGTTGAAAGGGTCTTGGGTGAACGTTCTATCTTGTGGAAGATTATTCAATTTCTTGAAAATTCTTTCATGGATAGGTTTAAGAAATAGTTGAGTATAGTAATCAACTATAGCAACTATTCTTAATTTACATTCGGGATCATAGATAAAGGATAATTTTCCTAATCTAGTATTCCCTTTACCCAAGTCCTTATTTCATGCATATGAATAGGATTTACAGAAGTATTCTGAACCTTTATCACAAGTTATATTAAATATAGCTTGCATTAAAGGATAACTATAAAGCATCAAGGTATTCAACGCAGTTAGTGTTGCTTTACCATGAGGACCAGCCTTATTTGATAAATAGATATTATTCTTTTCATCAAATTCTGGATGGTCACACTTTAAGTTATATCTAGTTACGAATTCTTTTATAAAACCAGTTGGAATTATTTTTGTAATTTTACCTGGTCTAGTAATAGATTCGTAATCAGGTTTCAGAAGCTTTCTTTCCTTATTATTTGGTTTAAGGGTTCTTGAGAGAGTAAGGATAGTCATTAAAAACTTCCTTTCCTCTAAGGAACCTTTCGCCAAATCTTTAAGGAATGAAAGAGATTTTGGCCAACCTGAAGGATCTAAACCAATTTTCATTTTATTGAATAGAAGTGGTTGACCACATATGTATTTTGTACAATGTAGTCTACACTGTTTAAGATACTTAACGGTTTTAATTAAACCTTGAGTTCTTATTAATCTAGTCAATAATTTGAAATATTGATTCAGATAAACTTGAACTTGAACATTTGGGAAGATAAGTTTACATAGTTTAACTACTATGTTATACATTATTTTTCTCATTTGTTTAAATTTTAAGTCATCTGCGTTTAGATTACAGGAAGCAGGTCTCCCGGGTAGTTGCTAACATACCGTTGGCTTCAACTTAGGTCTCCTATTTTTAGCTATTTTCGGAGAATAAGCCAAAATTTACAAAAAGTTCTTCCTAGAACTTGTTCGGGGATATTCAGAAACAAAACTGAATATCGGGGTAAAACCCAGTAATCCTGTG